TTATTCATTTCTTTTGTATAAAATTCTAACTCTTGTTTCTTTCTGGTGCGTTGGTTGTATATGTCAGTAATATCGATTAGTTTAGATTCGGGAATAATAACGCTCTTAGTCATTAAGTACTACAACACCTTCGTGAAGCAACCTTTGGCGATTTACCATATGTTGAACTTCTACGTCCGCTTTGTTTTGACCGAAATATTTTACAGCTTGTCCTTCATCGATTAAGATTTTAGTCGCTCTAACTGTCTCATTAACACCGTTTACAGTTTTATGTTCTAGCATAAAGTCTCCTAGAACACGACCAAATTTACCTTTAGCATCTTCGCCAGACTTATCAACCTCAGTCTTTAGGATTTGTGTTGATCCTATAGGAAGCAATTCTTTCAATCTTTTTTTACTTGCTAGACCAAAAGCCTTTTCTACTAGATCGCGGGTTCGAGATTCTGGAGTATCAATTCCCATCATTCTAACACGCTCTTTATGAACCCATATGCCAAAGCCTAAGTCGATATCTATGTCTACTGTGTCACCATCGACAACACGTAAAATTTTGCATTTATATTCATACATTTTTTATTTTTCCTTTAACATGACTAGCGTGTATTTTAACGCCAATAAATTGATTGTAATATTCATCACGAAAAAGAACTTCGCGGTCAAATTGTTCTTTAGCTTCAAAATAACTCATTAGACCTTTAGTCTCACAAAGTCTCAATATTTCTCTGCTAAATCTTTCTGGACCGTCGTTTTCTACTAATAGCTTCAATTCTTCATTTGAGCCGTAATATTTCATCCAATCAGATTCTTTTACGACTTTACGCTTTCTGGTCTTCCCTTTTAACGGAGCTAATCGTCTTGTAGACCAGAACCCTTTCTTTCCAATATATAATTTTTCGTTAGTGTTGTCTTTAATTTCATACACAAACCCCACCCAAAGCTTTAATTCTTCTTCGGATGGAGCATACTCTTTACCTTGATAAAACCACATTATTCGTCATATTCATCATCATCGGCATGCAAATCTACAGGACTACCACACATTGGACAAGCTTCCGGCTCTGCGTCTGCGTCTCCGTTTAAAACTTCTATTGAGGTTTGATATTGGCATAGAGGGCAGTCTATATAAAAATTCTGTTTTGCCATACAATTATTCCTTATCTTTTCTGTTAATCATATATAGCACTTCCAGATCAACCCTCACAGGAGGCACAATTCATTATATCTCTAACCAATTCTTGTGCTGGATTTGCAGACCGTTGGTAATAAAACGTCTTAACACCACATCTCCAACCTTCAATTATTAACGCATTAACGTCTTTTGCAGATACGTCTGGATGTATTAAAATATTGAGCGATTGGCTTTGGTCGATATATTTCTGTCTTGCGCCTGCCTGCTGTACGATAGATAGAGGAGTAATCTCAGAAAATGTCTTGAAAACGTCTTTTTCATTTTGTGTTAGAAAATCTAAATGTTGAACAGACCCACCATGCTTCAGAACATCTACCCATACTTTTTCATTATTTTTTCCATGATCGTGGAGACAACCTTCAAGATGTTTATTTCTAAAAGTAAACTTGCCTTTTGCCAGATCTTTTGTGAAATAATTAGATGCTAGAGGCTCAATAGCAGGTGATACTTGACCGAGAATAAAAGAGGATGATGTTGTTGGTGCAATTGCAGTGCGCGTTAAGTTGCGCTCACCAGTTCCCAGCATACCCTTTGGTTCACCATATTCAATAGCTAACTCTTTAGACGCCTCTAAAGAACGATCATCAATAAATTTACTAATTTTGGTAGCTAACATATGTGCAGTAAAAGATTCAAACGGAATCATTTTAGATTGCAGATATGTGTGCCATCCAAGTTGTCCTAGACCTAAGGCTCTCCAATGTGAAGCAAAATCATGTGCAGACTTCATAAACGGAATATCTTTAGTCTTTTCACAATACTCTTCCATAACAGCATCAAGAAACCAAATCATAGTTTCTACCGCGTCTGTGTGTTCCCAATCGTCAAATGTAGCACAATTCATAGACGCAAGATTGCAAACGAAAGACCATTCTTCACTTGACGGTAAACAAATTTCAGAACAAAGATTAGATGCCCAGATAGTAATGTCCTGATCTTTAAGAACCTGCGGTTTATTATTATTGACTGTATCTTTAAAGAACAAATAAGGATAACCACTTTCTCGCCGCTTACGCAAAATTCTTGCCCAGATAGTACGCTTTTCGTTATCGCCTGCAATCATGGATTCCATCCACTCATCGCCGATACACACGCCAAGACTTAGATTTATGATCGACGAACCTTCTTCACGACATTCTAGGAATTCCATAATGTCTGGCGACTCCACATCAAGATATGCAGCACAAGAACCACGGCGAACATTGCCTTGAGCGACAACGTCCACTGTAGTCTCAGCTAGATTCATAAAATGAATTGGACCGTCTGCTGTACCTCCACTTTTAATCTCAGCACCGCGGGATCGCAGTGCGCCGTAGTATGCAGATGTACCTGCCCCCATTTTAGTTTGCATACCAATTTCAGCAGTTTTCAAAAGAATTGATTCCATATTATCATCAACGAATACGCCGTTACATGAAATGGGAAGTCCTTTCTTTGTGCCAAAGTTTGACCAAACTGGTGAGGAGAGACTATAAAAGCCTCTACTCATATAGTCGTAAAATTTATCAGCAAAGCCTTCTTTATCAAGAATGACTTCCGCTGTCTGTGCAATATTCCGCACTCTTTCTTCGACAGTCATATTCCCGTCAATATATCCACGACTTAGGAAAGTCCGTGAATCTTCATTTGCCCATTCAAATCCCATTATATAATCCTTTAAAACAGATCGTCAGCAGTAATGCCTTGACCCTTTGCATATTCGACAGGACGTTTTTGAAAAAAGTCTGTCATATTTGCACCCAATAATTCTTCCTCAAACCAGAAGGTCTCATCAACTAATTCCTGATCGAATTTGATTTCACTGCTATCAAATCCGATCTGATCTAAAGATTCTGCCATACGATATGCAATAAAAGATTTTAGAATATCTGCGTTCAAACCTTTTACTGAATAGTCTCCCATGATCCAATCAATAACTTTACTTTCTGCTTTCAGTGAGTCGATACACTCTTCCTTAATTCTTGCTAACATTTCATCGTCAAAATATTCTGGATACTCATTACGCATAGTTTGAATTAACTTGATTCCAACTTGTGCGTGAAGCATTTCTTCATTTCGTGTGTATTGTACTTGTTGGGCACAATCTTTCATTACTGCTCTGTTTCTATTCAGATGCATCATTATATAGAACTGGCTAAAGAGGCTCACATTCTCTACAAACAGCGTAAACAAAATAATTGAATAGATGTACTGCTTTTTATCATCTTCATAAACTTTATTATTATATTTACGGAGATATTCTACACGACCCTTAATGACTTCCTCATTCATATTTTCTTCGAACACGTGGTTCATATGAAGAACATCAAGGATTTTTTCATAAGCCATGTTGTGAATGACTTCAGAGTTTGCCATTGCATATCCCAAATCTTTGATTGAAGGATGAGGCAAATGCTTGCCAACATCAGCCCAAAAACTTTTGACTGCAATTTCTATTTGTCCAATAGCGGACATTGTACGAACAACCATTTGTTGCTCTTGTTCATTCAGATCAGTTTTAAATTGTGAATAGTCTGATCTGAAATTAAATTCTTCTGGTGTCCAGAAGCCTTTCCAAATAGCCTCGATAAAGTCTTTTGTCCAAGGGTAAAGGTCAGGTTTTCTAGCAATTTGTTCTTCAAACAGCATACGTCTTTCTCCGTCTATATTTCGATGATTTTTTGTTATCTAGTACATTATATAGTATTATTCAACTCCCGTCAAGAGCAAAAAGACACATTTATTTTATATCTTTCGTGTGACATATAGTATCTTATGCGTATATTGACTCTTTAAGAAAATCTGTTATAATAAGATTCTTCTTAGTGAGAGGGTAGTATACTATTCTACCGTAACAGCATCTGCCAACGCACCATCAGCAGCAATATAATATCTCTTATATGCTTCAATGATTGCTTGCTGTTGTGAAATGTACATCCTGATTTCAGATATGTTAAGTGCTAAATTTTTATAGCCCTTATCTGTTAATCCAAAGAGAACTAAGGGTCTACCAGTTTTATTTTGTTTAGCAAATACTTCCTCAGATGTTTCTGGAGTAATAAGAGTCCATTCAATTTCTCTTGCTGAAATTTCGTCAGCTTTAGGCAATACAAGCTCTGGCTTATTTACCGGCTTTGTTGCTATTTGGATGGGTGGTGGTAGACTCTTCCCTAATGATAAGCAACCGCCCAGAAGTAATAAAATCATCATACAACCAAGGGCACTCACTATTGAATGATTTCGCATTTTTAGCAGACCTCTCTTTTTCAGTAAATTCAGCGCCTGACATTAACTCAAAACATCTATTAGATTTAACTGTAGCTTTATTTATTACTCTTTCTACAAGGGCAGGTTTTACTGCGCCCAACATACCCATGTCATGTTGTTCTATTTTTTTTGCTAAAATCTTGTTTCTGGTTCGTGTTCTACGCAATTCTTTATTCGTTGTATTTAGCTCGGCATTAACTGCTTGAACATTCTTTTCCATAGTCTTGATCGTTTCGGTCTGCGTTTGAACAGCCATTTCTAATTTGGCATTATTCTCTTTTAACAACTCTATTTTATCTTGCATGTTATTCCATGTAGCATAAGCCCCGTATCCTATTGAGGATACGAGACCTATCAGAAATATCATTACATATATTTTAAGCATTATTTTTTCATCATACTTTTAAACGATTTTAAAACAGTTTTTCCTTCTTTAGTCTGTTTTGTATATCTTTTGTCTGTAACATCAATCAGTTTAGGTCTACGCATTAATTTTTCGTGACCAATAGGGAAGTTGCCGTGAGAAGCTACGTTACCCGTATTATTTGCAGGAACATCCTCACTTACAGATTCTTTAAAATCTTTTGCAGTAGCTCCGTGTTTAGAAATAAGGTTTGTTTTTGCGGCAGATGATATCCATTTAATATCAGCCTTTGCAACTTTCATAAGAGCTTCTTTATCAAACTTAGCAACCATCTTACTCATTTTCATTGCTTGATCTAAAGGAAGTCTATCCGGCATACTTGAGTATTGTTTTTTCAACATAGCGATTTGCTTTGGCGAAACACTCTCAATAATCCTTTCAA